TAGCCACCCTTGCCGTAGAGTGCCTCGTGGCTCGGGTGCACGTCGGTCGTGTCGAACGGCACGACAGGCGCTGCGACGTTGGTGCCTTTGATGCTGCTCATCAGCTCACCACCACGACGACGGTGCCGGTGATCGCGTACGTGCTGCGGTAGATCGTGTAGCTCCGCGCGGCCTGCCCTGTGAACGTGATCGACCTAGTCGTCGTCTCCCAGGCGGAGTTGACCAGGCCGCCGACTGTGAACGTGGGCGACCCGAACGACGCCGGCAGCACAACGTGCAGGTAGGCCGCCGTGGCCGTGATTGTTCGCGTCTGGCTGCGGCCGTCGGCCATGTCGCTCGTGAGCTGCGACGCGATCTGAACGTCGGTGATCGCCGCGGCAGTGCTCGAGCCCCACCACCTGACGAGCAGGGTAGGTGAGGTGGCCGTGTCGTCAGCGACGGCCTTGGTGTGCACGCGCATCGTGGCTCGGAACCCGTCGCCGTACCGCCAGACCGGGATACCTCGAGGTGCCGCCACCTCGTACGTCACGTCGGACCCGCTCTGCGTGTCGACCACGCGGTCGTGCCGTTGTGGCACGCCCAGCGGGAAACTCGACGTTTTGATCACAAAGTCCCGCGATTCCCACCGCTCGACGACGCCGTTCTGGTCGGCCGCCTCGAAGACCGAGCTGCCGACGGTCGCCGTGAGGTAGGCCGTCGTTGCACCGCGTACGTACCGCACCGTCCGCCCGGCCGAGGTCGCCAGCCGGTCAGCCAGCCAAGACGCACCCACGGCGAGCATGTCGGACATCGGTCACTCCACGGCGCGGCAACGCCGCCGCGGCGCGTTGTGGATGCGCGCCGGCGGCGGGTTGCCGGGTTTGCTGACAGCGACGACTACCGATTGAGGAGCACGTGCACCGTGGTGTCTGAGGCGGCGCGGGCCTTAGCGAGCTTGCCGGCAGCCGTGCCGGTCGTGGCATGGGCCACGCCCGACGTCGCGTACCAGCTGATCGCCGAACCCTGGGCGCCGGTGGCACCGGATGCACACGGCATCGAGTAGACGCCGTCGACCGCGACCGCGCCCGTCTTGCCGCTGGCGATGGGACGCGGAGCCACAGCGACCAGCGAGCCGATGACGACGACGTCACCAGCAGCGATGGCGCTGCCGGCCGTGTAGTCGAGATATTGGCCTTCCTGAACGTACGAAGCCATGAGACGTTTCCTCTGCTACTAGTGGGAGTTGATCAGTGCCGGCTGGCTGGACTGACTCGCTCCAGCCAGCCGGCGAATGGTTACCGTGTCGGTCAGACGTCCATCTTGACGCCGGCCTTGTCCTCGGCCTTGGCGACGCCGAAGTCGAAGTAGCCGCGCATCTGGACGCCGAGCAGGTTGAAATCCGCCTCGGCCGTCTCGACGATCGGCGACTGCACACCGTTCAGGAACGCCACCTCCATCACCGGCAGGTCGGCCGGAGACGCGAGGAGGTAGTAGTCCGCCGTGTTGCTGAGGTAGGTCGAGCTGACCACCTCATACCGACCGGCGAACACGTTCGTCGACGGCTGGCCGCCGGTCGCACCGGACGAGATCTGGACGCTGTTCATCAGCTCGGCGGCCGTGACCTCGAGGTCGACCGGAACGAGCAACACGCGCGGCTGCACCGCGATCGGGTTGCCGTCCGGATCGGTCAGCTTCCTGTACAGCGCGAGAGCCTCCTTGAGACCGGCCAGGCCGAGGGCCGTGGCCGAGGTCTTCTTGTTGCCCTTGGCCGTCGTGAAGAACGCGCTGTCGTCGAGGAACGCCGTCCAGAAGACGGAGTTGAGCTTCAGCGCGCCGCCACGCCCGATCCGCTGCGGAACCGCGGTCAGGGCACCGAGGTCGTCGTTGATGAGGTCGGTGCGCGTGACCGAGGTCATGATCCCGTACGTGTCCGCACTGATCGTCCGCTTCTCGTCGCTCGCGGCCGCGTGCTTCAGCTCGCCGCCGTTCTGCACTTCCTGGAACACGAAGCCGCCATTGAGACGGTACTGCGTGACGGTCTTGAAGTCGTTGACGCTGCGCACCGAGCTGATCGACCGCCACGCGTTCTCGACCGAATCGAAGCCGGCGAGCAGGAACTTGTTGACCGTGCTCGACAGGATGTCGGCGATCGAGTGCGTCGACCACGCCGCCTGCAGAACCGGCCGCAGCGTCGCCGCCGAAAGCCGACGCGGGCCGTCGTAGCCGCCGGCCACGGCCGCCTGCAGCAGCACCTCACCGAGCGACAGATCGCGGCGCGCCTTGTGGGCGGCCTCGAGCACCTGCGCGTCGTACTTCTTCTCGACGCCCGGCAGGTTGCCCTGCAGCGCAAACGAGGCCTCGATCACCTCGGCCGACGGCGGCGCGTAGGTGGTGACGTGCACAGCCGGCGATGCCGGACGCTCGTCGCGAGCCGCCTGGAGCTTCTCCATGTTTTTGACCTTCTCGTCGAGGGCCTTGACCGTGGCGAGCAGCTCGCCGACGTCCGCGGCCGGGGTGGTGACAGGCTCCACGGCGACCTCCGCCGTGGCCGCCACGGCCGGGGTCGACACGACCTCGTCCGTGGGCTTGGTGGTGGCGTCAGCCGCCATGGTTTCCTCCTCGACGGCCTCTTCGGCCGCGATGGCGACGCTGGTCTCCGCGTCAGCGCCAAGAGTGACGAACGAGACCTCGCGGAGAGCGGAGGCCTTGACGATGCGGACCGGCCCCATGTGGGTCTGCCCGTTTGCGGTGGCGACTGCGTCGGCGTCGACCTTCTGGTGCCGGCGGACGTCGGCGCCGACACTGGCCTGCCAGGCGTAGCCTCGCTCGGCCAGGGCGAGTACCTGGCGGGCCGTGTCGGTGTCGGCCATGATCTCGCCCTCGACGATCAGCTTGGATCCCTCGACGCGGACGCTGTCCGTCTGCCCGAGGATCGAACCGAGCCCGTAGTCGTGGCCGAGAACGATCGGGATACGCTGCTTGGTTTGCATGCCGGCCAGATCGATCACGACCGGCTCGCGGCTCCAGCCCTGACGGATCGGAGAGCCGGTGTAGGCCTCGATCGTGAACCGACGCGGGGAGGCCGCGGCCTCGCCATCGGCGGCCTGGAGAAACGTCACGCTGGTGTCGAGTTTCAATGTGTTCATAGGAAGTCGATCAGCTCCTCGAGGTCCTCGTCGTGGTCGAAGTCGTCCACGTCACGCCTCCTGCGGGTTGGCCTCCTGCATTGGCTGGGCAGCACCACCGAGGTCGATTGGCAGCCCCAGCTCTCGCATCAGCTCCAGCTCGGCCGCACGCTGCCGCAGCTCGACGTCCCACCGCTTACCCTGGCGGGCGTACTCGCTCGCCAGCGTGGTCGTGTGCGTCCGCAGCCGCACTTCGGCCGCGGACGCCTCCTTACCCGGGTCGACGTGCTCGCGGCCGTCCCAGACCCAGGCCCAGTTCCACTCCGAGAACGGCGGCAGGCCGTCCGGGATGACGCCGGCGAGGCTGGCCTCGTTGACCCAAGCGGCCAGCACGCGGTCGAGACACACCCGCTCAAGCTGGTCGCGGTCGACGCGCTGCATCAGGCCGTATACCTGATGGTCCATCCGGCCGCTCGCGTAGTTGTACGACGAGCTGTCGAGCGCGGCGACGTTGTACGGCAGCTGCATGCAGCGGGCGATCTCGTTCAAGATCTCGCGCTTGAAGTCCTTGTATGTCGACGTCGGCTGTTCCGCCTTGAGCTGGGAGATGTCCCAGCCTTCCGGCAGGGTCACGAGGCTGCGCTTGCGGATCTCCATCTCGGCGAACGCATCGACCTCGTCGACCTCCGCGGCCGGGCTGTTGCTGTGGATGAATGCCGCGAAGTCGGCAGCCGTCTCGGCGGCCGCGATCACGGCCTCCGTGTAGCGGCGCAGTTGGCCAAACAGCCGCAGGGCCGGGGCCACCTCGGGCATGCCGCGGTTCTGGCCAGGACGCTGCCGGCGGAACCAGTGGATGACCGCGGCAGCCGGCACCCGCTGAAACTGCAACGTGTTGACGCGGTAGTTGGAACCGGGGTGGAAGTTGAGCACCTGGTAGGCGACGACGTTGCCAATCTCGTCGAACTCGAGGCCGTCGACCGTGTTGCCCTCGGGCGTGATCGTCTGCCGCATCATCTCGGTCGGTGTCGCGACCATCTCGGCCTCGACGAGCCGCAGGTCGAGCTGCACGCCAGGCAGGCGGGCGTTGTTGACCATCAGCGCGAACGCCTCGCCGTCGACGACGAGCGCCTCGCGCATGGTCCGCAGCTTCGCCGGCAGGTCGATCGTCGTGCCCCAGTCGTAGAACGCCCGCTCGACGACACGTGCGGCTTCGTCCTGGACGTCGAGCTGCAGCCGCGGGCCGGTGCCAACCAGGTCGCTTGCGAGCGTGGCCGAGATGCCGGCCAGGTACGAGTTGTTGTTGCGCTCGTACCGGGCGCGGTTGCGGATCGTGCGACGCACGACCGGCGAGAGCTGCGCGTCGGCCGAGAACGCGTCGGCTACCTGCCAGTGCTTGTAGTCGTCGCCTGACTGTGCGGCCTCATACCGTGCACGAACGACCGGAGCAGCGACGGGTCGCGGCTTGGCCTTGGCACGGAAGAAGTCGAGGAATGCCATCAGGAGTACGGCGATGGTGTGAGCTGGTTAAACCGCAGGCCACGCCTCGAGGTCGACGCGGCCGCCTTGCCTGTCAGGTACTTGTCCGCGGCGATCTGGTCCTGGATGGACTGCGCCTCAACCTCGCCGGCGTCCGTGCGGACGCGCTTGGGGCCGGTGGCGGTGTCTTCGATGGCCTGCTCGATGGCGTCGCTCATAGTGGCGACGATAGAGCGCGCGCGAGCGCAGACCGCAGGGGGTGTGGCCTACTTGGCAGCCATAGCCAGGCCGATGTTGGCCAGCGCGTAGCCGGCCCACGCGATGGCCATGCCGGTGCTGCCCTTCGACCACTGGTCGCAGGCCACCGCGAGGTAGACGACGCCAACGCCGAGGATCAGTGGAGCGCTCACGCACCCATCCTCCGCAGCTCGATCTTGCGGACTGGTGCCGTCGGGATGGTGACCTTGCGGCGATGGTTTCTCGGCGTGTCCACACCCACGGCCGTCACGCCGGCGTAGCTGGCCGCCACGGCCGCACCCACCACGCAGTCGAGCCAGTGGTTGTCACGGCCTGGCAGCGTCCGCCACTCGTCAACGACACGGCCGCGTGCCTCGGTCCGCACCGGGTACTCGGCGGCCAGGTGCTCTAGCAGCATGGCGTGGTCGCCGGCGTGAATTGTGAACGCCTGCGGGTCGGCGGCCGGCAGCTTCAGCCGCGCCGCGATCAGCGTCTTCCAGGCGTTGGTGTCGTAGAGCACGTGGCGTTGCTTCTGGATCGTCGAGGTGCGCCAGTTGCTGCCAACACGCTCGCCGCGGTCGGGACGCTTGTCTGACAACGTCGAGCCGGACGCGCCGACGAACCGGCCATGGCTTGGTAGCACGCGCGGGCCGTACGTCGACCTCCTGGCGAAGTCGCGGACCACGCCCTGAGTCTGCGCCCAGTTGGCGTCAACCATCACCTGTGAGATCCGCAGCACCGCGTCGTCCGTCTCGCGTGCGAACTCGCGGTCCAAGAGCATGGCGGCCACCTCCGCCAGCGCCTGGTTGGTGGCGGCCTCGAGGCTCGACAGCTTGGTCACGGTCTGCATGGTGCGGCGGATGTCACGCAGCGTGAAATACGAGCGGTTTTGCTCCGGCCATGTGCCGTACGCCACGAGGTGCCCACGGAACTGGTGCCCCCATGCCACCACCGCCCAGTAGAGCGCCTTTTCCTGCACGTCGATGAATGCCGTCAGCGTGTCGAGCTGCCCGGGCACCACCCACCTGGCCACCTCGACGACGTTGCTCCGCACGTCCTCGCTGGTGATCGCGTTGGTCTGCGCCTCCTGACGCAGCGGCTGGTTTTGGTACTCCGACGCGAAGACGTCCGGGCCGTCGTCGATGAACGCGTTGTACGCGTGCTGGATCGCGGACTGCTCCCGCTCCGGGTCGTAGCAGCTCTCCCACGACACCTGGCAGCCGGCGTCCATCGCTTCGCGGTGGTCGCG